TTTCTTTAAAAAAGGAACAGCAGGTTATAACGCGCTTGGTGTAGCCACTAAGGTTTTCCGAGCGTTTGAAATGGCACAATCTGCAATGTCGATGGTTCGCATGATTGCGGATAATGGTGCAAAAGTTGGTGCTTATATCACTGGATTATTTACACAAACCGCAGCTAATACTGCATCGGTAGCACCAAACGTTGCGGCAGACGCAACAAAAGCCACAGCATCGGGAACAGCCGCAGTTGCTCAAGCATCTAACGCTCCATTCCCCATCGGATTTGCTACAGGCGCAGCAATGTTAGCATTTATGCTTGCTATTGGTGTTGCAATGGCTGGTGGCGGTAGCAGTGCACCAACAATGACAGGTGCTGAATATGAACAAAAGCAACAAGACAACTATAGCGCATCAATTAAAGGAAGTGTTTTAGGAAGCGATCAGTATTCAAAATCAATTGTTGATTCGTTAGACGAAATTCAATCAAATTCTAACGCTGATTTAGATTACTCTCTTGGGTTGCTTCGCTCAATGGAAAAATTGAATAATTCAATGAATGCACTTGTTGCTATGACTGCAAAGCAATTAAATATTGATATTGGTCAAATTCAATCAGGAATAAATTTTGGAACAACTAAAACATCAAATAGTCCATTAGGTTCAAATGATATTGTTAACTTTTTGGCATTTGGTTTGCTTGGTGGATTATTTACAAAAACCACCGTGAAAAAAGAATTTGCTGGAGCAGGAATTAAATTTATCGATCAAACATTAGGTGCAATTGTTACTGAAGGAATAAAAGGTGCTAAAACTTATGTAGACGTTTTAGTAACAACTACAAAAAGCAGTTTTTTTGGCATGTTTAAATCAGTTAAGCAACAAATTCAAACACAATATAAAGCGTTAAGCGAAGATGTCGCAAACTCGTTAACTTATACTATTGTTAGTATGTATGATGCTATTTCTACAGCGTCTAGGCTAACAGGTAACGCTGACATCATTCAAAAGTTAAAGGACACAACTATATCACTTGGAAAAGTTCCATTAGGCAAAGATTCCTCAAAATATGAAGAAATAATACAAGCTACAATGTCTAATTTAGCTGATAGTTTGGCTGAATTAGACCCGCGATTTAAAGATTTTCAAAAAATAAATGAAGGTTATTATCAAACCTTAACTCGCGTGTCAGTAGGCATTAACACTGCTCAAACTAAATTAAAAGCAATGGGCATTAATGCAATTGAGTACACTAAAATTTTAGAAAAACAAGGTGATGTTGAAGCAGAAATGGTCCGTCAATCACTTCAACTGGCATCAGCATTCACAGACGTTAACGATATTATTGGAAAATTGCCTGGCACAGCGGACGATATTATTGAAGCGTTTAAAGGTTTAAACAGCATTAAAGCAGGATTATCAGCCATTGGCGCGTCTGGTTTATTATTAACGCAAGACTTAATCAACGTGGCTGGTGGCGTTTCTAAATTCGACAGCACGTTAACAGACTATATTGATAATTATTTAACTAAAACAGAACAATCAGCGTATAAAACTGGCATATTGACTGATAAATTTACGCAGCTTGGCTTAGTGTTGCCAGTCATGACTTCAAATGCTGAAGAATCAAAAACATCATATAGAAAATTACTAGACGTTTTAAAAAATGACACAAGCGATACAGGAAGATCTATTTATGCCACAGCATTAGGTATGGCTGGGGACTTTGCAAGTGCAGCAGAAGATTATGCGGCTATTGTAAAAGAACGCACAGACGCCATAAAAGCAACCATATCAACCTATGAAGATTATCGCATTGCTATTTATAAAAAATTAGGCGAACAAAATCCAGTGGCAAAAGAAGAAGCGTTGCGTTTAGAGCGCGAAAAATCTATGCAAGGCATGGATGATTTGACGCGTAAATACACAACGGCACTAAATGAATTATCTGACGCGGGCGCGGAATTAACAAGCACAACCACTGCACTCGAAACAGCCTATAAAAACTTAACCGCAATGCGCGATAAATTTGTGACATTAGGTCAAGGTTTAAAAACGTATTACGATCAACTAATGAGTGTTGGCAAGCCACAAGCAACACCACAAGAAATTTATAATGCAGCTAAGAAATCATTTCAAGACACAGCAGCAGAGGCAGCAAAAGGAACAGAAAGTGCATTAGCATCATTGCCCGAAGTTTCAAAAGCGTTTTTAGAGGCATCTTTAAAATATAATGCCACTGGTGACGCTTATCAAGCCGATTATGTATCTGTGTTAAAAGCATTAGAAAAAGGAATGAGCGCAGCAGACAGACAAATTGAAATAATGAATAAGCAATTGGCTGAAGCTGAAAAAGCAAACGTGAATTTGCTTGGCGTAAAAGCAAAAACAACGGATGTTGACACAAGCGTGATGGAATTGGCTAAAGCCGTTAATACTTTTTCTGATGCAATGGCTAATTACACGCTGCAAGTTGCAAAAGTAACCGCTGTAGATAATACAATTAAAACTGAAATTCAAAACAAGCAAACGGAATTGAACCAGATTGCTGCTGATAATACAGCCGCTATAGCAGCAAATGAAGCACAAAGAATTTTGCGTGAAAAAGAAATACAAGATGCAGCAATTGCTAAAGCAGCCGCAGATAAAGCAGCCGCAGATAAATTAGCATCTGAAAAAGCAAAACAAGATGCTATTAATGAAACGCAAGCAGCACAAGCAGCAGCTGAAGCAAATTATATTGCGGCACAAGAATCAAAAAATAAACAAAATATAATTACATTAACAAAATCAGATTTAGATGATATTTCAAAATTAACTGTATTAAATAATTCAAACACACAAACATCTCAAACTGTTGTAACAACGTTAACTGCAATTGAAACAACACAATCAGCACAAGCAGCGGCCGAACAATCTTACAAAGCAGCACAAGCAACATTATCAACGCAAAAATCAATTGAATTAACTTTGTCAGATATGGCGGCAATTAGTGGATTAAGCGTTATTTCTCAAAATACGACTCAATCAAATCAAACTGTTGCAGCTAAAACAGCAAAATATGATTTATTTGGAAATTATATTGGTACTTACGCCAATGGCGGCATGGCAAGTGGTTTATCACTTGTAGGCGAACAAGGTGCGGAATTGGTTAACTTTACCTCGCCTGCAAATGTCACAAGCCACCAACAAACAGCAGGGTTATTCGATTCAATTGGAAATGCGATTGACGATCAAAGTACATTGTTGAAAGAGCAAATTATTGAATTGAAAGCATTGGTTAATCTACAATCTAACGCTAACGTAGCATTGATAAACGAGATGCAAGGCATGAAAGAAGAACTTAGCACTATTTCACGCAAAGCAAAACTTGAGGCAGCAGCATGATTTACATTGTGGAAATTACAGCAGCCATTGACGCAGCAGGCACGACAACCGTGCTGCGTTATGCGTCAAAGCCTTACACAACAAAACCCACTGATACGCCTGCTAATACGTTTTATGATGACAGAATCACCAATCCAGCATCAATTAGCAGATCACTTTACAGCAACGGAACAACAAGCGGAGCAAGTCGTGTTAATTATGGCGCGGTTGAATTATCAAACGTCGATGGTGGTTTGGATTCAATTCTCAATTATTCGTTTGATGGGCGTTCGCTCGTTATTAAAATTGGAAATGAAGGTGACGCTTATTCTGCATTTACAACTATTTTAAATGGCACAATGGAGCAGGTAGAGTTTACATTTTCAAAAGTAACGATATTAGCACGGGATAAACTCGCCATTGTTGATATGCCACTGCAAACCACGCTTTATGCTGGTAATAATGCACTGCCTGATGGCGTGGAAGGCGTTGCTGATATTGCAAAATCACCTAAGCCATTATTATATGGGCAAGTGTTTAATATTGCGCCAATCATGGTAAATAGCTCAAAATTAACATATCAGATCAATGATGGCGCAATCCAATCAGTTAGCAATGTTTACGATAAAGGCATTGCGTTAACCGCTGGTGCTGATTATGCAAACGTGACAGCGTTGCACGCAGCGTCACCGGCAAGCGGGACATTCATCACTTGTTTAGCACTTGGCTATATTCGATTAGGTGCTGTTCCAACAGGATTATTAACGTGTGATGCAACACAAGGCGCAGCATCATCTAATCGCACAGTGGCGCAAGTTTTAAAGGCAATGGCGTTAAAAGCAGGCATTGCATCGGGTGATATTAACGCAAGTGACGTGACAGCATTAGACACGGCAAATAATAGTGTTATTGGAATTTGGATTGATGGCGCAGATTCAGCGATGGTAGCAATGGATAAGGTGGCTCAATCGATTGGTGCATACTTTGGATTTGACGCGCTTGGCGTATTGCGCATGGGTTTATTTACTGCGCCAACGGGTAGCGCAACACTTGAAATTGATATAAATAACATTTTAAGCATTGAACATGGTCGAACCAATGACACCGACAAAGGCATTCCAGCATGGCGCGTCAATTTAAGTTATCAAAAAAATTACAGTGTACAGGATTTTGATTTGGCTGGAGCTGTAACCGCAGCGCGTAGAAGTGTTTTATCATTGCCCGCATTAACAAAATCAGCAGAAGATTCTGCCATAAAAACACAGTATGCGCTTGCGCCTACAATTGAAAAAGAATCGTTACTGGTTGATGCTACAGCGGCTCAAACTGAAGCAACTCGATTGCTTAACTTGTACAAAACAAGCCGTGATTTGTACACAGTAACTATTGCGCTTGATTTAACAACCACGTTGCCTGACTTAAATAATATTGTAAACATAACAATGAATCGTTTTGGTTTAAATTCTGGTAAACTATTTAAAATTATTGGTATTGAATCAGATTATTCAAAAAACCGCGCAACGCTAACGCTCTGGGGATAGCATGGCAAATACAATTATTGGTTATCAAAACAGAATTGATGCGGCTACATTTGCAGCGTATGGTTCGTGGTCAACTTCATTGCCATTAAACAATATTAAAACACGTCAATTATCAAAAAAAGCACGTTCAACAGACGATGCAAACGCTTCAACTAAATTACGTTTTTCAACAGACATTGAGCGCATTGTTTCAACGCTTGGAATTATTGCACATAATTTATCAGTTAGTGCGACATGGCGTTATCGCGTTTATTCAGACAGCGGTTATACTACATTAGTTTATGATTCTGGCACACTTGATGTATGGCCTAGCTCGCCTTATGGCAGTTACGAATGGGAAGATGTACATTTTTGGGATTTAACGCCAACGGATGAAGAAATTGCGTATTACACAAAAAATTTAATTTACGTTATTCCATCAATTGTATCAGCGCAATATTATCAAATTGAATTTTTTGACAGCAGCAATTCTGACGGTTATGTTGAATTAGGTCGTATTTTTATGGGGTCAACTTATCAACCCGTTTTAAATATGAATTTAGGCGCGTCAATTGGTTACGAATCAGCAACGGTTGTCGATACAGCCATGAGTGGTGCAGAATTTTTTGATAGACGTGATAGCTTTAGAATTGCACAATTTACGCTTGACCATTTAACTTATGCTGAATCAATTTTAAATAATGATATTATGAAAATATCAGGCACAGATTTAGAAGTGCTTTATATCTGGGATAGTGCAGACGCGCTTAATCTGCAAAGGCGTTCGTTTTTAGGCAGGTTGAGGTCATTATCGCCTATTTCACAGCCATACAACACACGATACCAAACAACATACGAAATCAAGGAATTATTATGACGGGCAGTGTAACATTTAGCACAGAAATCGGTGGTGACGGTTCAACTGTTACTGATGATGATAATGCAACAACAGGCTTAAGGGATGGCGGGTGGCGCACAAGGTTTGTGCCATGCTTTACCAATCAAGTTTCAATTGCAAATTATGTTGTAACAAAAGCAGGTGAAGCAGCGGCAAGTCAAACAGCAGCAGCATCTAGCGCAACAGCAGCGGCTGCTGCTTATGACTCCTTTGATGACCGTTATTTAGGTGCAAAATCAAGTAATCCAACGGTGGATAATGATGGAAATGCGCTGCTTACTGGCGCTTTGTATTGGAATACAACAAGTAGTGAAATGCGTGTTTATAGTGGTAGTGCATGGGGATCGGCTTATTTGCCGTCAACAAATTATGCAACAAATGGCAAGGCTATTGCCTTTGCAATGGTTATGGGATTTTAAGGAACAACAATGGCAAATCCAAATATTACAGCAGTAACATCGATTTTAGGTGCAACATCAATGCTTGTACCAACAACCACTACAGCAACAACATGGACAGCGTTAACACCTGCTGCGGGTACAGTACATAAAATTAATAACATTATTGCAGCAAATGTCACAGGTACAGCGGCAACTATTACAGTTTCTGTTAATAGTGCGGTATCCGGTGGCGGTACGGCTTATCGTTTAGCTTATCAAATCACTGTGCCTGCTAACGCTTCATTGATTATTACTGATAAAACCACTGCATTTTATGTTGGTGAAGCGCAGTCTGTTGTCGTGACATCGGGCACAACAAATGCCATTGAAATGGTAGCTAGTTTTGAAGCGATTAGTTAAGGAGGTTTTATGTCAATGCGATATAAAGGCGGGATAATTTCCGCAATACCACCTACTGTTACAACTTCTTCTGCTAAAGGTATGTGGACTTTGAGTGAACAAGCTCAATACCAACAACAGGGTATGTGGCCGGTTTATGTAGCACCTCCAACAACTATTGGTCAAGCATACGGTGGGGGTTACTACGCGGGTAAAATTGCAGTGGATGGTGGAGGTACTGCTACACATTATTTAATTGTTGCTCCTAGAGCCACAGGCGAAAACTCAAATGTTAAATGGGGTACTTACGGTGTAACAACTGGTCTTACTTCACTAATTGATGGACCTACTAACTCAGCAAGTGAAGCGGCATTAGGTGTTGCGTATCAAGCAGCAACATTTTGTGAAGGATTAACAATAGGCGGCTATACAGATTGGTATCTACCTGCTAAAAATGAGTTAGAAGTTTTATATTATTTTTTAAAATCTTCAACCACTTCTAATGATACTGCGTCGGGTTCAAATGCTAACGCAGTATCACCAGAGCCTATTAGCACAAATTACACAAGTGGGTCGCCAGCGCAAACAAGTGCATCTGCATTCCGATCTGGTCAAGCCAATGCTTTTGCCGATTTTGGTTATTTATCTTCTTCTGAACTAAACGGAAGTCTCGCATGGGCGCAAAATCTTGGGGGGTCTGGCAATCAATATTATGAATCTAAATCTTCTAGTGTGTATTGTAGAGCTGTTCGTAGAATACCAATTTAAAAAAGGATTTATTTATGTACATACAAATTACAAATATTGACGCAGACACAGGAATCCTTTGCACACAAGCACCAATGCGCACAGGCCCTGCGATACCAAGTGTAAAGGGTTTTCAGTTTATCTTTCAAAATGAATCAGATTTTCCTATTGCATCTAACCCTGACGGCTCACTCAGCACAGCGCCACTGCTCTATGGAACATGTGATGATGACACAGATACAAGCCTTGTTGGCGTTTTAAAAGTGTTGTCACAAGTAGAGTTTGATGCAGATAAACAAGCAGAACATCAAGCAAGAAAACCTTATCCTTCATGGGTAGGTGACATCGACACAATGTCATGGCAACCGCCTGTGCCTTATCCGCAAGACGACAAACGCTATTACTGGGATGAACCAACAACATCTTGGAAAGAGCAAACACCTGTGGTGCAATTACCATGAAAACTTTTGAGCTAGGCTACTTTGGTAATATCTGGGTTAAGCAAAATGTCTTAGAACTTGCCGGTGAAACGCACGGTGGGCATGAGCATAAGTTTGACCATGTGACACTGCTTGTGTCTGGGAAAGTGTCAGTTGAAATTGAAGGTCATGAGCCTAAAGAATTTACTGCACCAACATTTATTGTTATTCGCAAAGAACATCAACACAAAATTACAGCAGTTGAAGATGGTACGGTTTATTACTGTGTTTACGCGCTACGCAATATGGACGGTGAGCCAATTGAAGATATATATGGCGAACAACATGACCCAGAATCAGCCAGTGCTAGATATGATGGGTATTGGAATAAAGTAAATAAAATAGACAAATAAGGATAATTAAAATGCCTGACGAAGCCTGCCGTTTAGCTAAAGCGGAAAATGAAATTGCTAATTTAAAATCTGATATTCACGATCAGTCTAAAAAATTAGACGCAATAATCAAATCCATTGATGAAATGAAAGAAGAACAGTCTAGGTATAAAGGCTTTATTGGTGGCGTGGTTTTTGCTGTAGGCGCGTTATTCTCGTTCCTCACTTGGTGGACGACTAAATAATGGAAATGTTGCAGTTTGCAACAGACGTGGGATTTCCGATTGCATCGGCCTGCATTGGTTTGTATTTTGTCTTTCTTACTGTAAAGTTTTTGCTTGATAGTGTTCAAGAGCGCATAAATGGTTTAATTAGCATCATTAAACAGCTCGACACGCGCGTTACTGCAATGAGCAATGATATTATCAAGATTGATGCTTTAATGGCTGACGCGCTCGAAATACCGCAAGAAAAAGACAAGCCAAAACTTCAACCAGTTGAGCGCAAAGACTAATGGACACGACTAGCATTGCAAAATATATCAATGATTATGGATTCCCCATTGTTGCGGCTGGTGGCATGGGTTATATTGTCTATTTTGTTTGGGTTTGGGCAACGACTATTGTTAAGCCGATACTTGAAGAAACCTATATTGTACTGGTTGAATTGATAGATCAGATTCGTGTACTGGATAATGATATGATTCGATTAACTCAAAAATTAATAACCATTTTATTGTTACGGGGGAAGAAATGAGCGATTTTGATAAAGCATTTGATATTATTTTAGGAAGTGAAGGCGGTTATGTTAATGATCCCCGCGATAGTGGTGGTGAAACTAAATTTGGCATTGCTAAAAAGTTTTATCCCAACGTGGATATTAAAAATCTTACTGTTGCACAAGCTAAAGAAATTTACTTAAAAGACTATTGGACTAAATCGGGTTGCGATGCACTACCTTACCCATTTGCACTTTGCTTATTTGATAGTGCAGTAAATCAAGGTGTCGGAACGGCTATTAAATTAGCGCAAAAAGCCTGTAATTTAGAAAGTGATGGAATTATTGGCAAAGGAAGTCGAGCTGCATTTTCCAAATCAGGCAGTGAAGAATTATCTTTATTTTTGACTTATCGAGCCTTGCGTTACACTGAAACAAAAGGTTTTGATATTTACGGAAAAGGGTGGATTAAACGCCTATTTCATGTAGCATTAGAAGTATAATAAAAAAGCCGCTTATTCAGCGGCTTTATTTTTAATCATCCATTTTTGATAGGCTTCTTCAGGTGTTAAGCCGGAACATACAGCCGTTGTTTGTGTGTAACATAACCAAATTCTGCCTATCTTTTTAAGTCGTGGTTTCATTGAGCGCGTTCACTTATAAATACTGGTTTCATGGGATTATCCGCAAACCATTGCAGCTTCTTCATGTAATCTTCCATCTCTTGACCGCGCAATGCTTTAATTACTGGCTCGTCCTCTAATTTGCCGCTTTCAAAATCGTACTTCATAAAAAACACCCTCCACTACATAATCGTGAAAACATAACTTCGTTTTCATCTATAAAATTACATTCTTCAATGCGTTTAAATTCGGCTGTTAAAAAATAGCCTTTGGGTTCTAATACCGTTTTATCAAATTCAATCACTTTTTCACGATCTTGTGATTTCATTACATGCGCCCATTCTTTCTGTGTGTGGTTTGGGCACATCCAGCAAGATGATCTTGGCGGCTCGACTTCGAATGTTCGTTGAACTAATGCAATACAATCACTTCTGCGCATTTGCAAATCAAGCAGCGGAAAAACTTTATGCCATTTTTTAGATGGCTTCATTCTAGCCGCTCGATGTATTTCATCGGTTGAGAAACCATATAACACGGTGTATTTTTTTTGCTTGAATTTATCATTACAAAAGTTAATAAATACGTCTTTTTTCCAGTGGTTTGAACAAAAAGTACGACCTCGACCTTCATTATAAAAGAAAGGCGGCATATCCATATCAGCAAAGTATTTTGAATAGTCGCTTGCTTTGGCGATATAAAAGGGAATACCCGCTTTTTCAAGCATTGGCAACGTAAACGCATACAGAAAATCAAACACGATTTTTTGCTCAAATCCTGTATCGCAAAAAACAAAAGCATCTGCTTTAATTTTACCTTGTGCGGCTAATATCGCCATTGCCGTTGATTGAACACCACCACCAAAGCTAACGATGTTCATTTCATACACCCTCTTTTTCTAATAATTTGTCAAAATACCACATTGCCTTTTTTAAGTCCTCAATGCCGTTTTTTTTCTTGTATCGCCACTGGTATTTTAATATGTTACCGCGTAAAAATCCGACAAATTCTTCTTTGGTTAGCATCGCTTCGATTGCGTCAATGCACTCAATAGAGCCGCTAGTATAGTGGCTTGGTGAATTTACTGGGTCGCTTGTTTTAATCTGTGCGCCTGCATTAACCCGTTCTTTCTGCTTGTTTATGTGCTTGATGACGTTATCCAATCGCACTGGTGAGCATTCAACGGGTGGCGGCGATTCTTCATAGCTTGCCAGCGTGTACAAATACGCATTATCGATTTTATCAACAGACTTATGCACAACTCCCTCTTTGATTAACTTTTGAACTTTAAAATCTACTTGATGTTGTTTTAGATCAGTCATTTCCGTGATCTCTCTCATTGTCATACCTTGTCGGTTTCCTTTTTGGAGGATTTGTTTAATCATTTTTTAATCTCATTAAGCTGATAAGGATGGCAGGTTAGATTCCATTTTGAGCTAGTCAACTGCATAGATTTCAAAACAAAGTCTTGTCTTGTTGCCGCTGATTCACATGATACCTTGTCTGC